TGCCGCAGGTAGGGCGCGGGCGGCGCAAGAGCAAGGAGACGGAGGACGTGAACGAGGAGATGGCCGCGCTTATGGCGCGGTTCTCGGCCGCGTGCGCAGTCATCAGAAAGGCGTGCGGCCAGGACGGTTCTGCGTCCGGCAAAGAAGGGAAGTAAGGCACATGACCTATCATTTCGACAGCGCAGTCGCGGAGAAATTCGGCGTAGACGGCGCGGTTTTCATCGCGCGCATGCAATACTGGATTGAGAAGAACGCGGCCAACGACCGGCACTTTCACGCCGGTCGCTACTGGACGTACAACAGCCTGCGTGCGCTCGAAAAACTGTTCCCGTTCTGGTCGCGCAGGCAGATTGAACGCGTGGTGAAAAACCTCAAGGAGACCGGCGTTCTGCTGACCGCGAACTATGCCAAAGACACCCATGACCGCACCTTGTTTTACGCGCTCGATGAGAGCAAACTTCCCATTTCACCGTTTGGTGGTGACCTGTCACCAAACGGTGACAACCCCCTGTCACCGAATGGTGACAAGTTGTCACCGAACGGTGAAATGATTAATGAACAGTTAAAGACACAGATAAGAGAAGAGGAAGATAAGGCAAATAAGCCCGAAATAAGCAATAAGCCGCAGCAGCTTGCGGACCGCTACAACGCCATCTGCACCAGTCTGCCGAAGGTCGTCCGTCTGACGGACAAACGCTGTCTCACAGTGCGGCGGATTTACAGCAAGGGCTACACGCCGGAGCAGCTCGATGAGGCGTTCCGCAGGGCACAGGCGAGCAGCTTTTGCACCGGCCAGAACGACCGCCACTGGAAAGCCGATTTTGAGTGGCTGCTGAACGAAAACAATCTGGTCAAGGTGCTCGAGGGCAAGTATGACAATCCGGCGGAAGCGAAGCCGGACAAGCCGCCCAGGCGGCGAGAGGAGGTCGAGGTGTGGTAGAGAAACGAGCAACGCTCGCCGCCGAGTACAGCGTCATCGGCGCGCTGCTGCTCGACCCGAAGATCGCAGGCGAGCTTTTTGCCGCGACGCGCGAGAGCGATTTTCTCCGCGCTGAGCTGCGGACGGTGTACACGGCGGCACGCGAGATATTCAACCGCGGCCGGCCGCTCGACCCGGTGACGATCCGCGCCGCCATCGGCAAGGAATACGAGCCGCTGCTGATGGAGTGCATGGACGTATGCAGCACGGCGAGCGCCTGGAAAGCATACGCCGAGGCTATGCAGGAGCAGACGAAAGTCAGCCGCCTGCGGGAACTGGCTGACAAGCTCGCACAGGTGCGCACGAGCGAGGAAGGGCGCGAGCTCATCGCCGCGGCGATGGAGGCCACGGCGGAAAAACAGGGCGCGGAAATCGTCTCGCTGTCGCAGGGACTTGAAACCTTCGCCCTCGAGCAGACGACAAAGAGAAAATTCATCGAGTACGGGTTCAGCCGACTCGACAGTCGCCTGTACAGCGACTTCGGCGATTTTGTAGTCCTTGCAGGTCGCCCGTCCGCCGGCAAGACGGCGCTCGCGCTCCAGATGGCGACGCACATGGGGCGGCGCGCGAAAGTCGGCTTTTACAGCCTCGAAACTACGCCTTCCAAGCTGATAAACCGTATCGTCTCGAACCGCGCGATCATCGACTTCGGCCACATCAACCGCCGGGAGATGACGCCGGAGGAGTGGACGCGGCTCAACCGCCTGCAGCGCGAGATCACCGAGAGCGACATCGAGCTGGTGCATGCGCCGGGGTGGCGCGTGCAGGACATCATGGACTGCGCGATACGCAGACGGCACAAAATCGTGTTTATTGACTACCTGCAGGAACTTACCGGACCGGGACGCGACCGCTTCGCGATCGTGACAAATATTTCGCTCGCGCTTCATGCGATGGCGCAGGAGCGCAAGATCATGGTCGTGGCGCTGTCGCAGTTTTCGCGAGCGTCCGAGGCGCGCAACGGCGAGCCGTCGCTCACCGACCTGCGCGAGTCCGGCCAGATCGAGCAGGATGCCGATGCGGTGCTTGCGCTCTACAAGAACGAGGCGGACAGCGCACCGGCAGACGAGCGCGTGCTGCAGGTGCTCAAAAACAAGGAGGGCCGCCTCGGCAAGGTCTATCTGGACTTTGACGGCAGCTTGCAGCAGTTTGCCGAGTACATGGACGGCCAGCGCGAGGTGATCGTGCAGACGAAAAAGATGGAGGAGAAGCGTGAAAATAAGAAAGGCAATTCCAAAGCTGCGGTTTGAGCGCCGCAGGCTGTACGCACAGAGCAAGCTCGTCGAGCCGAGGCTCGCGCGAGAGTACCGCGAGAGAGCGGAAGCTATCGGCGCGGTACTGGGATATATCAAACGGAACCGGAAGGAGAAACAGCATGATTGAAATTAAAATTGACGGAATGCAGGCCGAATGCAGATTTGATTGCGCGGACGGAGAGATTTTGAGTGATGACATCCGCCGTGTGTTGATCGCGCTGTATCGCGTAGTTTGCGAGGCGGCGAATGACGAGACTGCCGACAAGGCGATGCAGTACATCATGGCTCTGATCGGGTCTGGCGTAATCAAGAAAGACTATGAGCAGATGATGCAGATAGCGGGAGCGGAAAATGGCAACTGAGACCCGGCGCGTCATCTTCCGCCACCCGCGCGGCATTTACGAGACGGTCGAGGTATCCGGCACAGGCGTATTTGGCGTGCCGTACCGCTACACCGAAACCGTCCGCACGCCGAAGCGCGACGAGCGGCGCATGGTAAGCCCGAAGGAGGACGCCAAGGCGCGGTGCGAGGCAAGGCGCAACGCATCCGCGACGCCGGAGGAAAGGCAGAAGATCGTGGAGCTTTACGAGGCCGGGAATTCCATCCTCGCCATCGCGCGCGGACAGGGCCGCGCCTACGCTGTAGTCTCGGCCATCCTGCATGCCAGCGGCGTAAAAATGCGGTCGCCCGGACCGAAAAAGAAAGGATAAAATCATGAAGAGCATAAGCATAGTGAATTTGAAGGGCGGGGTAGGCAAAACCGTCACCGCGGTAAATCTGGCGGCAATCCTCGCCACCGACTACGAAAAGCGCGTGCTGCTGGTGGATGTAGATCATCAGG